TTTAAACAAGCCATAGAGGGCTTTTTGAGCATGCAATCCCCTCTGTTCTAGTGCTTGAGCGTACGTAGCTTTATTCGCTTGTCGCCTTTGAATTCCTGCGCCGATGTCCGTGCCAACCTGCGTCAAAACGGAGGAAAGCTTTTCTCCAAAACCAGGAACGGCGGGCAATATCTGCACCATATGATTTTGATCTCCTTAAAAGTTTGGTCCAAAATTAATTTTGGGCCTTCACACAAGAGCCCCACCCACTTTGCCTGCCAGGTTAAGTCCTCCGAGCAACGCCGACTGCCAAAATGGTTGCTGTTTCTGCATATAGGAGAATTGAGGCGTTTGGGTTCCCATCTGTGCCTGCCCCGTAGATAGTCCTGCAAGCCCGCCAGCGGCAGACAATTTAAGCTGAGACAACAGGGCTGCTAAATCCGTGTTCATGTTAGAGCCTGCTGCTCCCATGGCCTGATTCAAGGCGCTAGAGCCCTTGGAACCAGTCCCCATAGCTTCCATTATAGATGGAAGTGTTTGCTGTTGGAAGTTTTGGTTGGCCTGATTTGTCATCGCCTGACCACCCTGAGGACCCAAGAATTCTCCATAAGTTCCAGCAGACTGCGGCATTTCCTGGCCCGCTTGCTGCATCATTTGATTAAGAAATGATAACTGTTGAGGCGAAACAGCTGCCTTTTGCATGTATCCACCACTCTTACTTTGTCCCATAATTAACCTTTTTCTGTTTCTCTGAATTATACTCTAAAAGAACTATTTTAGATCTTGCGAATCCATTTTTTTCAAAATAACGCCAATTAGTCGTTAACCAAAAGACTTTATTCGCCCCAATCTCCCTATGCAACTTATCTAAAAATTCTACTGCTTTTTTGATTGCCTCTCCACCGCCCCAGAACTTTCTATCGACCGAGAATGTGTTAACAAAGAGAGAGCCGTCTAGGCTTTGGGTTTCCGCCCAAAGGAAGCCATGAATCTTTTTAGTCTTGTCCACCAGGACGTAAAGGTGATTATTGGGATTTCCGAGTTGTTTGGACTGGTACTCATAAAATTGCTCCACGGTAAAGGTTTTTCCCTTAACCAATTCTATCAACTTGCTAGGAATCAGTATCGGGATCTTGAGTTTCACAAATTCTAATTCATCGAGGTTTGGCTGAGTTCGGGAGCATATTTCGACCTTTTTTGGTCGTTTTTCGTCAGTTTGAGAGATTTTTTCTCGCAATTCGTGGACGCTGCTCATGATTGGGTCCCGATTATTTTTATGTTAAAGTTGGCTTCAAAGGCTGCCCTGTCGTGATTAATCTGGAAATTGGTGGACGTCGCCGTAATAAATAAATGATAGGGAGCCCATGTGCCCGTTCCTGTCTGATTGGCAATAGGTGTTATAACGCCTGCAGCAGCATTACTGGACTTGCATAGGGCAGCCACTAAGGTAGGTGCCCATCCTATCGGATTTCCGCTCACATCTCGTTCGGCATCTGTCGCACTCAAGCAAAGAAGAAACGACCCGAAGTTAGGTACATTTGGGATAGCTTGAGATGTATTGGTGACGGCAATCGTAAAGTAATTGTTGTCCTTGGCATTTACAGCAAAAGCTATATCTTCATAAAGTCGGTTTAGATAAAACTCAAAACTCTGTTCATCCTTAGGAATCATTGTGTTGGGCGGTAAAGTCGGCTGCTGTGAGATGGGATAGCTCATGGTGTTAGCCGTCCCGCGGGCCTTGCCCACAAGATGAATCCTAGGAATTTCATCGCAGAACTTTCACTTGCGACGATTTCCATTTGGATGAACCCTCCTATAATATTGAGGTAAATTCTTTTGAAAGTATTAGTCGTTCCAGTGGGCCCGTCTAGTGTTAGTGGGCGAGAAAAAGCAAGATTGTCGCTATTGTCAGCATAGAAATTAAGAGTCACAGTAACGGGGTCAGCAACATCAAGAGAAGAAACGTAATAGTAAATGTCTATGTATCCAAATTGAGCCTTCTGGCCCGTGCCCAAAAGAGGATTCCAACGAGTCGTTGCGATATCAACCTTGATAGGTTCTCCCGCATCGTCCACCGTGTTGGGCGCATCCATGTACCAGATATGGCCTGTGGTGTCTCCAGCCAGCAAGATGGGAAAGTTCGTCTGATCTGCATAGCTGCCCCAGGACCTATCAACATCCTTCCATTCCTCGGTAAGCGAAGCCCACGTTGCGCCCGTAGAATTGTAAAATAGGCCCAGACAAGTCATGGGTCTTGAGAACTGATAAGTAGAAAAAGATTTCTCTTGGTAGTTGTATATAAGTGCTTTGTCCGAGCCAGGGGCTAGTCCAACTAGAGGGAAATTGCCTTGATTACGGTTGTTCGATACGTATAGCATCCAAGTTTGGCTGAGCGTATCATATCGATGTGCAAAGGATTGAGCCACGTACTTGCTGGATACTTCTGTATCGAAATAGTCGATAATCGAAAGATCGTATCGTTCTACATTCGTTCCAGAGCAGGCAATTAATCCAGTATTACCCACTGCCGTACAATAATCATCATAAGACACGCTCGCGTACGGTGCTGTTACACTCCTTGTGTCGTTAACTTTGCACCATACAAATGGCTGCGATTGGGAACCAGTGAATTTAAAAAGCCATGTGCTGTGGGTGAAGAAGACCACCAGAACATCTCTAATGAATTGGGCGCATTGGATGATATCGCCTGTAGGGGCGGTAAGAAAGCCACCGTTCCCCGCCACGTCGGAGAATGCATTGATAAACGATCCTGGCGCTGGATCGTAACCGCTGTTGATCTTGGTCCAGTAAATTGTTTGGTTTTCGGTCTGCGCACTCCCTGTTAGCGCGGGCCTAATAAACAAGAGTCGCTGCTTATATACCTGTACATCGAGACATTTAGTTATCTTTGTTGTCTTTGCGCTATTAGTCCAAATGTCGGGTTGGGCAGCAGCTGCCGCCCCTTTTATCCAAACCGTCACAGGATCGACGTCATTTGTCATGTAAATGGCAGATGCTGCCCCAGTAGTAGGCTGCCAGTTTGTATAATTAAAGAAGTTGGAAATCCCCCCTGTGAAATCATTGGCGGCAACAGAAATATCGCTATAAGAGGAAAAGCCATCATAAAGGTAAAGATGCTGGGTTGTAGCTGCCAGCAACTTATTAGAGCCATCAGATTGGTCTATATAGCGCATGAGGCCCATTACAGGCTTTATGTCGGCTAAAGTGTCCCCAAATTGGACATATCCATTTCTTTTATTAATTGACCCTCTGTTTACATACGCATTCATTAAAGGCTCAAATGCATCCGTTGGTCTTTTCCACGGATCTAGATATGTGTTAATACCGCTTTGTATGTCGGCAATTAGAGAGGGCTGGTATCCGTTACTCATTAATTGCCTATAGCTAAGTATCTTGCTGTAGTCGCGCCAGAAGAAACATTCACTTTAAAGCTTGAGGGAAGAAGCGATCCTGTTTGAACCACGATTCTGGAGGAAGGTACGCCTAGTTCTTCGATTGTCAATTGGACCGCAAAGCAAGCAGTTGGGAAGGCACTCACAAATGTAACTGTAGCACCATTGGCCACAATCCCAGTTGATCCCCATTTTAAAATGATTCCTCCAGGAAGAAACGTCGACCCGCTAGAAGCGGCGACAATGGGGCCCGTTAACTGCTTCGCTGCTGTTGCGGCGTTCGCAAAGAATAGTTGAGCAACCCCAGCTACATCCTTTGAGTAGAAAGCACCCTGAGTTCCCGATACGGCTGGGTCAACAGCCAGGGGAACAGGGAGTAATACTTTTTTGTGATTCCCATTGTTTGAGGCAGCATTAAAAGCAACGTGGTCTGTCCCAAATTGCGTATTGAGCTGCGCGAAGTTTTCGAGTAACTGAGCCTGACTGTTAGAAATCATGTCTGTAGGAGCAGGAATCCCCGCATTATAAACCATTTACCACCTCGGGACTGATTGTTGAGAACTTAATTGCTCCACAGTTCTACCCAGAGCAATGTTTTCTTGCCTTTTCATTAAGGCATAGTATCTATCATAGTTTTCCAGATCTCCAGTGTCGCTGAACAACTCTACCGCTGCGCCGTAAGCAATAAGCGGACCCCATTCTTCCTGAAGCGGTATCGATGAGTTGGTTAAAAGCAGCGCGGGCTTAGCGAAGCCGTTCATCTGAATTTGATATGCCTGGTCTGGAACTGGGCGAAAAGTAAATGCGTTTTCAGAAAACAACACTCCCTGTGGTCTTGTGGGCGTGTATCCTATGTACTTGCCATAGATGGTAGCGTTGAGTGCTGGGACCGTGTTAAATGTGGCTGTAAACGCGCCTGTGACGTACTGTATAGTACCTGAGCCATCACCAACTAAGTTTCCCGCCCCATCGTCAGAGATGACCTGATAATTTCCCGCCGAATCGTCAGAGGCTATAAAAAGGGAACCCATGATGATCGGAGGTTTTTGAAGCGAGCCAGAGAAGGAATTTGCAATTCCATCTCCAGTCGCCAAATTATTGATCGCATATTGCTGAGGCCAGTCCTGATAGAATATGTCTCGGTCTTCATAGAAAGTGAGAGGAAATCCATCGGCATAAGCCATGGGACTGTCAGTAAAATAGCCAGTTGGGAAGGAATAAAAATCGACACCAGGAATAGTAATGAACTTAATAGGAGCGTTCATTATCTGCTCTTTTAGCTCAAATGGCATCGTGAATGCGTAATAGTTATTGATATACGTGTTCAAATCGGAATCACTAATCTGGTCGGGACTTGGCCTTCCAGTAATGGCCCGAACCTTTGCTCTGATATCGGATAATTGCCATCCCATCTTTTACCTTAAGCTATTTTTCTCGCTGGCTTGCATGAGAAAATGTATTTATGAGACTTCACGTACATTTCGGGATGTCCTGAGGACCCAGTGCGATAGCCATACTGTGCTTCGGCTCTGGTCTCCAGGTGGTCTATGACTTCAACGGGAAGGTCATATTCTTTCCCATGGAACAGCGTGTAATGCTTCAATGGGTGTGTTTTGCTGTGATAGTGGAACATCAGTTCCTGTCCAGGATCTCTGCCATTGATGAACATGACTCTTTTAATCTCGGGCATAAAGCTGGCGATCACAACTTCATTTTCCTCTACAGCTGTGTGTGCCTTAGGAAGTCCATCAGGATTTTCTTTAAAAATTTCCTCATTTATAACCTCGGCTTTTCTGTCATTTAGTCTTTTTGGTCTTGCCATTTTGTAAACTCTTTTTTTTAGCATTTAAGCAAAAAAGGGCATGGGGAAATCCCTATGCCCAATTTCATTAGTAACTTGTAATATCGCTATCTAACATGGCCACGTATTGGAATACGTCGGCCGTAGTAACGAGCACAGTTGCTCCTAATATTAGCCCTTTAAATCCGACGTTCTTCAGCGAGGTGTTAAACACCTGAGAACCTTCGGTTGTTGAGGACGGTGTTCCAGTGATAATGTTAGCAATCCCACCGCTCGCGTAAGTGGTAAAGGAAGTGCTATCAATATCCACAGTGAAACTTGTGGTGGACGTAGTACCAGTAATTCTGCCGCGCAGAGTGTTCATCTGTGTCATTCCAACGATTCCGCTGAAAGTAACAACAGTGACTCCAATGTCGGCAGAAGTGAACGCATGCGTAGCTGTGATGCTCGCATTTACCGCTTTGCTGATGCCAGTGACAGTAAGGTTTGTGCTAACAGCTCCAGGAGGAAGGCCCGTTAAAGAAACCCATTCCATGCCGACAGTTGGAGCGTAAGGCGTTACGCCTCCCGATGCCGTATAGGTTATGACAGGAGCTCCCGTTGTCATTGTCCACAGATAAGCAGACGCATTCGCCATATCATCATACCATTCAAACTCTTGGACGCCGTTTGTATTGGCGACGATTTTGGTTTTGCATCTTGCCCTGAAATAGCTAGGAATAAACCCTAGATTCAAATTTTGTGCAGCTCCTCCAGTTGTTACCGTGAAAGTGCCTTTTTTAATTATAGCCATAAAACCCCTTATACTATTGTTGAAGTTAAACGGGAAATCCAGTTGTCGTTAAGAATCCTTGTTGCGAAAGGATACTTATAACCTACTGTCCCACGTTGGTTTAAGGGATCTGCTGTGCCAGAGGCTCCTAAAGGTTTCACGATAAACTCGGCTTCTTTTGCCCCGAGTCTCACGACACCATATGCCTCTTGTCCCAAGACAAAGCTTGAGTAGACGTTTGGAGATGCGCCGTTGCTATAGCCGTTAGTGTTAAGGAGCCAACGAATGTTTCGAGTAGCACCCCATTCGGATTCTAACGCATTAGAGTTAGGGTAGTTTGCAGCCGAAATAAAGCTAGAAACAGCCTCTAAACGCGATTGCATATCAACCGACATAAAGCCCCAGTAAGAACTTCTTACAGGTGATGTCCCATATTTGTTTTCGCCAAATATTGGAGTCGTCATGAGGCGTGCGTTACCTTGACGTAATGCCACGACCACATTCTGAATATCTGCGTCTGTTATTTCCGTAGGCGACTGACCATTAAGGCCGTGCGTAGCTGCCACCGTGCTGGCGGTGCTTACCATCATGTCACGAATGAGCGTGTCAAGAGTTAAACCTAATTGTAGGCTTAAAACTTTTGTGGCCTCATTTAAAACACGGTCTTGGACAACATATGTCACCTGATCCGTGATCGTGCAAAAGCTGCCGTACCACGCGATTTGTACTTTAAAATCTGTCGCGGACAGACTATCGCCTGGAGGCGTTTGTCCATCTGTAAGGGGCACGGTCGCTGGTGTTCATTTCTGTTACTTTTATGACCTATTGCTAGGCGGGCCAAACTCTTCGGATCGGCCTCTCTGTGTCTCCACAGAGTTCAGACTATCGCATACCCTTTCGGGTTCTCTGGATTTAGTCGTTTACGGTGGAAATTAATTGTGCTGTTAAGGTACACTATCCACAAACATTTGATGAAAATCAAAACTTCGAACTGACTTCTGATGAAATCTATAATCGAAGACTTGAAATTGCCCAACTTATTCGTGATCATAATCAAAATTTCCTTCCGCCATGTTGTCCGTCTGCGCTTAGGCAGCGAGGAGTTCCATGTCAATTACCAAAGATTTAACGACGCCAACATTTTTTAGCGTCCCATACCGTCTAAATACCATTTGATCGCCACTATTCATGGGGATCTGTCTTTTTTGAGCGAATAGATCGTATATAAAATACGGTCTTGCCAACGTAAGCAGTAACCTATCGAAATAAGTTCTTACTTCTGGCGGCAGCTGAGTTGTACCTGTAATAGGCATATCTCATCTCTTAGTTAGATCGCGTCGAGGTTTTTGCTGGCAAATTTAATAAACTCTTGATCAGACATCTGGGCGTAATAGTCGGCTTTACTTAAAGCCCCCTGTCCACCAGCTTGGGATAAAGTCCCAGGCTTCTTAGCGTTTTCAACGATGCGTTGAGCCGTTTCAGTCTTTGTCGTCGCAAGCGATTCTTGCGGCACTGGCGGGTAAGCCGATGCCTGCATTTGCTGTGCCATTTTCCCTAGCTCATAGGCAAATAAAGCCTTGTTTTTTGAGCCATGGATTCCCTCGGCGAGATGCGGTTTTTGTCTAATTAGCGGTACCACGAACTTTTCGAGTACCTCGGCATAATCGGGATGCTGCTGCGCCACTTGAAGTTCTTCTAGCCGTTCTTGATACCCGCGCTCTTTTTGTTCCCATTCACGACGAAGTTCGCCGACATTTGGAATGTCTTCTTCCCTCATTCCGTCTAGGAACTTTGGCTCCTGTCTAGGAGGCTCTTGGCGGGACTGATTGGCTCGAAACATATCAAGCTGAAGCTGATGCTCGCGCTTTTCTGCTTCCCTTTCTGTCTTTAGTCGATCGACCTCATCACGAAGCGAGCGGAAATGTTCCGCCTGTGGATTGAATTCAGGTGCTGGTTCTGGCTTTACAGCTTCTTGTGCAGGAGCACTTGGCTGGTCCAACAGTCCCTTTTGCTCTGGAAACTCCTCGGCTTCTTGTTGATAAGAGTTCGTATCTACTTGCTGAACCGCGGCGGCCGATTCAAGGTTTTCGCCCGTCAAATTCTTCATATCTATGTCTGTCGACATGTATACTCATATTAAATAATTTACTTGACACTCAAGTCAAAAAAATTGCCCATAACGGTGGCGGTGGCCACTTGCGTCATGCGAGCAATGCGTTCATACTTTCACCCTGTTTTGCCACCCTTTCGCTCAAATCTTCTTTACGATCCGAGAGTAAGCGCGGGTCAATAGGCACATCGGGAGGTGCTGACAGTTCAGGCACAAACCTAAACTCGCCCTTCGGATGGTTTACGTACCAAGTTAAAATCCCAAAAATAACGGGAGGCTTTTGGTAGTAAGCCTTCATCGCCTGCTTAAATGCGGTTCTGCCCAACTTGTTGGACATTCCCTTGTCTTCTTTGCAGGCATAAACTATGTAGAAGGGGCGCGTCTCGGATTTCGTATTATTAGCAAAATCCTCGGCCATCTTCATCACGTCCCGTCCAAACTGCTCTCGGGATTCCCCGATCTGCTGGACCATTAGCTACCCCAGTGATACTCTTTCATCTGGGACTTAATTTTTCCCTGATCGGATTTGCATCCAGCAGCACCAGCCATCCCATAAGCGATGGGATCTGCTTTGCTTTTGAATGAATGCAGACCGTCTCCTGGCTTGCCGTGTTCCTCTTTAGATCCACCGTGTTCCATGGATTCTGTCGAATTTTTTTCGCTCATAAATTCCTCTATTTTTTGTGCATCTTCTTCAGGGTCTCCGCTAAGCGTGCGCGCTTACCTTCCACCCCTGGTTTTTTTGCAGCTGCTTCCAGTTTCTTCTCTGGAATAGGCATGCCTTTTTTTGCGCCCAATTTGGAGCGAAGTGTGCCCTTGTTGGACGGATTGATTGCTTTTTGTATCCATTTTTGTTTCATTCTGTTTGAATCCAGTTCTTACCCATTGCTATTCTCTTTGGGTTTTTGGTTAGTTTCTATTGGCGCTTCTAACGCCTTAATCATTTCTATCTTTTGGCCTAAATGTTCCAGGTCGATGCCCTGCAATTCTTTGATGGCCTTGATTAGATCAAGAATTGAGGCCGTCTTGTCTTGCTCTGCACGACTAATCCGCTCAGCAGAAAGAGCGGCGTCGAGTTGAATCTTGTTTATGCGCTCTGCTGCTAGAGCTTTGTCTGATTCAGTTTTAGACTGTACAGATTCCATAGCCAATTTGGACTGGACCTCTTGCATTTGCTGTTGAGCCTGTTGTTGCGTGGCAAGTCTTTCTTTATATTTTTTCTTATCGTGGAGGTTGGAAGCGTCTACTACTTCTTCATCGGTGAATTGAACACCCATAGCGCGGAGAGCTGCCATCTGTGCGAATTGGGACTGACGCTGCGTATCTGTTTGAATTCCTTCTTCAACGACAATGTCGTATTTAGAAAAGGCCTTACTGTAGAATTCGGGTGTTGGGTCTCTTTTGGTTATTAACTTAATCTTTTCGGCGGAATAGTTGTTTTGGATGAGCTGTAATACTTTTTGTCCTAATAGCTTTTGAGACTCCCTTAATCCATCAAAAAGGTCCTGGAGGTTTACTAGTCCAGCCGATTGGCGCATTTTAGAAAGGACACCAGCCGTTTCTATTTTGTCGTTGTCGGCCATCCCGAAAAGCTCAGAGTTAACACCCGCAATTTCCATAATGTCTTTTTCAAATTCCGCTTCGAGCTGGAACATGCCTTGCGGGATATCAGGGGCTTGTAGACGCTGAACATCCGTCATTTGAGCTTCAGGTTTAAGGAACACAACCTGGCCCTGTCCTGACTTGTAAAGCGATGTAGGGTTGCTGACCGAGTTTGTCTTGGCGATCCAGCCTGAATTCAGTTGAGAATCGATCATATCGACCATTTTTGATCGACGTTTATTCAATTCTGTTTGAGGGTCCCGCACAATCCTTACTAAACTCTGGATCTTCCACGTAAAGAGATCGTAGGATGGCTCCCATATCGCCATAAATGGCACAAATGGGTAATCATCGAGTCCGTGAGGGTCTTTGCCGTAATAAAGCAACTCGCCCTCTACAATAATCCCTAACTCAACCGTGCGAACGGGCTTCGTGATCACTTCAATGTTTTGGAAATGCGCCTTAAAGAGTTCTAATCGCTGTCTGTCCCCGTCCCATGGCTTGGTTTCTCCTGTGCTCATATCAACAAGAACTTTCTTCATCTCCCATTTTGTACGCCAGTATTCAGTATAATTAAGGAGCTTCTGCATCCCCCATTGACGGGCGAAGGGCATGTAAGTGAACTTGTCGTCTCTGCTGCCCCAAGGCAATCCCTTGATTACATCTTCCTTCTCAGGAATGAGCGAGATAACCTCGTTCCGAGACAGAAACTTTCTCCTGGCGATAAAGCTGCAATCAGACAAATCTTTTTTGGTAAAGAAAGGGTCCATGATAACGGCGTTCCAATCATCCCTATGGAACTTAATGTCTCCTGAGACGGGATCGCTGCGGTAATCGAGATAAGGCGAAATAAAAGAAAGACCAGTAGTAAGAGCACCCTTAAACGCGTCTGAAATTACCTCATAGCCTCCAGAGGACGTCATGACCTGTTGCATAACGTCATTGAAAATCCCTGCGGTTTCCTCTGCTGCGTCTTCTACAGGATCGATGGTGGTGGAACACCTGTTCTTGCGCTGGTAACCCTGGACCAGGTTTATGAGCCTTCGAATCTTATTGTAAGTGAAAACCGATCTGCGCTGGTTTTGCAGATAGGAGAGCTCTTCTAGGCTCCACTGATTCCCAAGGTAATAACTTAAATCTTTATAAGCCTCGGCGTAAAATGTGTTCCAAAGCTGATAGGCGCGTTCATAACTTTCGCCAAAGTCTTTGACTATTTCCGCATTCTCTTGAAGCTTTCTATCTCTCTTAATTTCAAACTTATAGCTTTCGAGGAAGTCTGTAGAATCTTGGGACTTGGAATAATCTGACATGGGACTGGCCATGCGCACCTTCTGTGTTCAAAACTTGAGCATACCATTTCAGACCTAAACTTTACAAGGCGGGCAATATTAAATAATGGGGATCTCCGCCGATATATCAGCGGTTGGGGTCTGTGCCTCATCTACAACATCAGTAGCCACACCTTCGGTATGGACCATGTTAATTGAATAGGTACAGCCTGTTAAAAGTACGAGGCTTGTGGCTATAGCGGGAATGTTAAACATTTAAAATTTCTCCTTTAAGTCTGATAATCGCTAGTATGTTGCTTTTCCAGAAAGCTGCTAAATTTCTGAAGAATATCCCAAGCCATTTCTCTTGAACACTTTAGCCTGCGCATCACTGCACAAACATATATATCGTTTTTTATTTCGGCGACACTTTGAGAAGTTAGCACTCGCATTGATTCAACAGTAGAACTATCTAAATCGCCACGCTCGGAATTTCGTAATAATCTTTCTTTGAGTGCTAAGTTTTCAGCAGTTGGAAAAAATCGATTTAGCACTCGACCTGTTTTCTCTTCTTCAATAAATTCGTTAACAACAGTCTCGCACCAATTTGGCATTTTTCCTCCGCGCTTTTCTGTTGTACTTTGCCCATTTAAGCATAAGATTTAAAAGTCTTTCTCGGCCATCTGCGTCAATCAACTCGCCTTCCACGTGCAGGAGTAACTCTTCAATTTTTTTTAGCTCGGCATCCTCAGCAAAAAGTTCTTTTGCCTCGGCAGTCTCACCCGATAGACGAACTCTCTCGCTTTTTCCATGCATAAGAAATCGAAGGGGTCCGTAGTTCTCTACTGCTTCTTTTTCTTTTTCTTTTTCTTTTTCTTTTTTGCTCACAAACCCTCCTTCCCTTTAAAACCCATCAAAAAAGAACAAGATAGCGCATCGAGGTACCAAATCTCAACAGTTCTTACTCCTGAAACCTCAAAGACGTCGCTCAAGACCCACTCGGTCAGGGTTTCGCAATCAAAGTGAACGTGGTCCAAAGGAAAGAGATTAGTCTGCGCTGATCGAGGGACAGGTTTTTCTATTAACATAATGGCAACGTATAAAATTCCAATTTTAAGGTATACTAAAATCAAGTACACGAGGCAAAATGTCATACAATCCCACTCCCAAACCCAAATATTTAGCTGTTGTTATAACGAACAATACAAGCCTTCCCGACACCGAAGTTTATGTGTTATATATGGGCAAATACAAGGATGCTGGAGGAAACCTTTTTTTCTTCGAGTTAAATGCCCAAACTAACCCCTCTTACGGCGTCTATTTTCCTGTTCTTCCTACAAGTACAACGTTCTCGGCAAACTACTCGTATCAGCTTTCCAGCCTCCCACGATCCTCCACAGGCGCAAACGATTATCTCGTCTATGTCCCAGATTCTCCGTCGAATAGATTTTACTTCTCTATCGGAAAGCCGATGTATTTACAGTCGGATGCGAATCCGAACAACATCGCCCCTCCCACGTATTACGCCTTCTACGATCCGAATTATTATAATCTATTCGAAACAATCGAAGTCTCCTTTTTGCCAGAAGGCGGTTCGGGAGGACAGTACATCGATTGGACAGGAGGCCCGAATACAACAGAAGTCGACGCCTTTTGTTTCCCTCTCAAGATAAACTATAGGTCCTGGGACCCGGCCAATCCTTCCATAGCTACGGAACTAGTTCAAAATCCCAACGCGCTGCCTTCTGGATTCGGAGTTGGAGGAACAGCAGGGGAGACGACAAGAGCGGGGATTTTAACTTATGTGACAGGGAAACTAGCAAGCGACGACTTAACGACTCATGCTATATGGCCCAGACTCGCCGTCCCCTTCTGTACAAATCCCTATGATATAAGCACTTTGACGACCTACCTGCGCGTATTATCCCCCAAGCAAAGCGTGGGGAACGACCCAGCTCCCTCCACAACAGGAGGGATAACATCTCAACATTTACCAGCTGTCATCCCAGGCCCAACACAACTAAAAACCTATAACTATCCCCCGTTTCCTATGGATTATGTATCCAGTACGGGCTATGGCGATGCAAAAAGCTTTGCGAACAACGTACTATTTGCGTATCACACGCCCCACGAACTTTATATCAACACTGGAGGGGCAGCGGGAACA